GATGAATACACATAGTTTGGCCAATCAAAAGAATGTCCTTCATCAACCGCAACAGAACCTTTTTTGATTTTATTGTGAACAGACTCCGATAGTTCTACCAAACGATTAAAGATGGTACTCATGTTCTAGTTCATTGAATAGTTTGATGACAAAATCGAAACATTTGTTTGCTTCGGTACCTAGGTCTTCTGTTAACATTGGTCTAATCTTGTCAATCATCTCTTTACGATTCTCAAACTCATACATCTTACCACTTGATGGTACCACTTTTTTAATCATTTGGCCACCATACATATCACCAAAGTGTCTAACATATACGTGAGCCAAAAGATTGGCCGGTTCAGCGGTAATATATTTCATGTAATTCAATGTTGAATCAAAAATGTTTAAGTTTTCTTCTGCCAGTTCATTCAAGTCTTCTTTCATCTTTGATGCACGCCACAGTTCTGGCATATCGGAAAGTAGACCTTGTTCTTGAGCCTTTTCTTCCATTACTCTGTAACACAGATACTGGTTGTAAAGATAATCTGCATACATTCTTTTTGGTATTTTACCAATCAAAAGAAATTCTACAAATTTTGTTTTTTCTGCTGCTTCATGTTTGTCTGCAATTTGTTCTCTTAATGTAGTCATTTCATTTTCCTTATAATAATACACATTTCAAAAAATACTCACATTAAAAGTATTAAGAAATTAATTCAGCAATAATGATATTGTTGATTGTGGGTATAGTGGCTTCTGCAACAGTATCATTAGTATATTTACTTGGCAAATCTCTCAACATTTGCCTATACATTTTTAATAAAACAAGTTCTTCATCTGTCAATACTGTATCGGGTAAAAGTAGATAGTCTGTTTTCTGTAATACAGTATTACGTGCAGTTCGTAAGTCTTCTATTGTTTGCATTTTATTCTCTTTATACTTATACTGTAGTTAATGTAGGTTTCTGTACTATCCAATAGGTATAATTTCCATTACTTTTTTTATTTGATATCATTAACCTATTATTGGGTAATGCATTTAATCTCATGTAAGCTCCGCCATTATAAGCAACCGGAGTTGTTTGCCAATTAAGTGTCCATGTATATGTTGTTATGTTCAATGAAAATTTAGCCATTGACACCGTATTACCATTATCATTCCATAAAGCAATCCAACTATCAGTACCATCAGGAATAATACAAGCACCTTGAAAGGCCGCATAATCGATTGGAAAAGTACTTGCAGTTACCTGCACTCGATTATTATATGCAGTATACAAGTATTGATAACTAGGTGAATGATATACAAGTGTTTTTCCATTACTCAAGTCAAATCCAAAAAAATTGGTACTTGAATATGTCATATCCCAATTATTGCTCGATACATAGTCTTGATATGTACCAGAAGCAAATCCCCACACACGGGCCACAATATAGTTTGAACCATTTCTCCAATGTGAAATTCCAGAAATTGCAGTATTAGCATCAGAAGAATTAGATTTTCTGATTAAACACATTACGGGAGATGTGGATGTATTTGATCCTGGATTGATTACTGTTATGACTGGAGAATCAGGATTGGAAAAATCACAAAAATGCTGGCGAGTTTGTGAATCGCTTTGACTATATCCAGCATTAATTCCTCTCCAACCATATCCATCCGAATCTGGCACACCAAAAAATTGGCCATTGTGTTGATGGATACCTTCTGAAGTTGATGTGCCGCTGTTGTTGAAAGTATCTGCGGTATTATTTGGGTTTAATTTTCCTCGACCATATCCCATTACATGAGATGCATTTCCTGGCCAAGGAATGTTACCACTATAATGGAAAGAACCTGATTTATTATCTGTTATAAGTGAACATGTGGAGAAATCTGCGCCACCACTAGTATTTGTCCACATTGTTGTTGCTGAGCCCGGAACGAGAGTGTTGTCAGCAAGAATTTGAAAAGGTAATATGGTTCCTTTGGCTCCACCTTGACCGGTATCTCTTTGGCCACCTTGCACTAAAGCAAACTGTGCAACACCATTTGCAACACCATCCGTTCTTTGAACTAACCATCCATAGAGTGAAGTATTGGTAGCACCCCAATTAATTTCAGGAAAATAATTACTTAAAGAAAGAAATCCCGTAGTTAAAGTTACAGCGGTAATTGTATTGGATGTGGCACCACTAGATGATACGTTGGCCAATACTGTCCAAATCTTTGTATTTGCAGTATCAACATAAGATTTCAATGAAGTATTGGCAGTATCAACATAAGACTTCATTGAAGTGTTAGCAGTATCAATATAAACTTTACTTGCTTTTTGTGTTGATACTTTTAAATCTGAATTGGCTGTTAATGCAACATCTGTAGAGAATTCGGAAATTTGTGAACCAATAGTTAAACTAGTTGCAGAAATTGTATTAGAAGTTAATGTAGATGTTGCTAATGAAGTCGTTGTTATTGAACCGGTGTTTAATGAACTCGAAACTAAAGCACTTGTCCAAACAGCTTGGCCACTACTAGAGAGTGTTAATACTTGATTCGCAGTACCTGCCGGTAAGAGTGCAGAAAAATTAGTCCAAGCTGGAAGTGCAGAAGCTGATACTGCTAGAACTTGATTTGTATTACCAATTGTCAGACTAGTTAATGTGTTTGCACCTTGATATTGAATGTCTCCTGCTTGAGCAGCGACCAATGATGCATTGAATGGTTTCCAGAACGCTGCATTTACATTTGGAACATAGTTTGCATTACCATTTGCTTGCGAAATATACGAAACACCATTATATGTTATATAATCACCGATTGTGTATATCGTTAAATTACTCCAAGCACCTTTAAATGATATGCCACGGAAACCTACGTTGGAAAGTAAAATATTCCAATACGCTGTGTTTGTTGGTGTGATTCCCTGACAGACTACATTTGATTGATAAATGTTTCCATTATAAAACACCACATCATTTGTTGTGTATGTGGTGTTTGTGTCATAGGTATCGAAAAGATTTGCAGTAGTCATTTCTAGTTTTCTTAAAGTAAGATAATAATTATATTTATCTAAACTTATCCAAACAGTTTAATTTAGAAAATCTAGAAACGAAATTATAGGTCGCCTGTATTTGTTGCAGGAAATGCTCGAGGTGCACCACCGCCGGCCCAAATAATACGAACTGCACCGGATCCACCACGCTGTTGAAACTGGTTTGGAGAGTTTTGGGACGTTGATGTTCCTGAACCTCCGCCGCCACCGCCATAGTCGCCGCCTCTACCACTACCATTAGACCAAGGTGTTTCACCCCACTGGCCATCAGCGCCACCTGAACCACCGTCACCACCGGAACCTGGATATCCTGTTGACCAAGGATTGTATCCTGAGTTTGCAGCACCAGAAGGACCTTGGCCAAGAATTCCCACACCACCACCTCCGCCTGTGCCATAGGTTGATGAGTACTGTGCGCTTGGTCCTGCTCCACCACCACCTGTGCCGGCACTACCATTGCCAGATCCACCATTGCCAGTATAACCAGCTGCGCCACCACCACCTGTTGGCCAAGAACCAGCGCCACCAGTACCACCAACACCGCCGCCGTCACCTACCCAACCGCCGCCGTAACCGCTACCGGTTCCAGGTGAATTTGGACCACCTGTTCCACCTGAGTATCCAGCTACAGTTGCAACATCGATAAAAAATGATGGTGTTCCACCAGAACTTGTTCCTGAATTCGATGGCTGTGTACCATAACTTCCGACTTGAACGGGATATGATGTTCCTGGTTTTACGGGAATATTATTTTTCCATCCGAGTCCGCCACCTCCGGCACCACCCGATGACCATTGATAACCACCCCAACCACCAGCACCAACAGCAACGACAGACACAGAATAAATTCCAGCTGGTGGCGTAAAGGTGTATGATCCTGGTGTTGTGAATGCTTGTTGACCAGCTGGTCCATATGATGCACCACCACTGCCGCCAATGCCGCCAGCACCAAATACACCACGAACACTATTGATAAACGACATTTATCGCCTTCATTAAAAATTGGATGCGCCGGCCACGTAAACATTCAAACTGCCGCTGGCAGTATAGTGCAAGGTATAAGAAAATACATCAATTTTTCCAGCACCACTAGTTGCTGATGGTGCTGAACCTTTTATTGACACTTGATTTCCATTAACTGTAAGTGATGACAATCCATAACCAGTAGCGCCTTGAGTAACAAATACACTAACCGTCATCATTCTATTGATTGTTGTCGGCACATTGATAATGTTGAGTATCATTGCAGCTGATGGTGCGGTACCAATAAAGAAAATATTACCCAATGAGCAATCTAGTGTCGCTGCATTGGAAGATAATGTTACAGGAGTTACAACTTCAGTAATTGCTGAAATTATTGTGCTCGATGATAACTGGCCAACATTTAAAATAGGCGTAGGCATTCAAATGCTCCTATTAAATAGTTGGTTCTGTTGGCCAATTTTCTGGCAACAATACTGGAAATCCCGATACGTTTGTGATATCTCTAAGAGCTTGCTTGTAAGTGGTGATAGCAGTTTTAGTACTTGCACTATAACTTTCCCAACGGTCAGCCTGAGATAGTTTATCAGCAGCAGCCAATAAATTATCACGTTTTGCTCTCATCATTCTACGAAGTGCTTCTGTTTGACTAGCGGCCTGTTTAGCCATTTCTTCTTCTTCTGTGAGAGCTCTAGCAACACCATTATCTAAGATAATAGTTTTACCCATAAAGTCATCTGGCACTACTGTGTAGTGTGTCGGGTCTGCACCTACTGGTACCATATTGCACATTTCTATTGCAACATTAGCGTATGCTGTACCTACTTGACCAAATTTTGCGTATATCATGATTTTTTCCTTTTTCGATTATTTAACTATTTATCTATCACCAAAAATTGTTGCACATGAGTTATATATCTGGTGTGGATAATATGCGGTGTATGTGTTGTTGGAACTTCTGCCCAATTCCAAAGCTTTCAACATTCTCATATCACAAACCAAACCAGCAGCACTCAATGTATGTAAATTATAAAATACATTCATATCTTGGAACTGATATGTTGTGGAATAATAATGACTAGAATTACCCATAACTAATACAGTAGTGCCTGCAGGAACAGAAAATGCTTGTGATGTGGTTGTTTTTGTTGAACTTTCAGATCCGAATAACTGACTAAAAGTTCCTGATGTTGCACCAGAATATGTTGATGCATTTGGTGTAAATACACCTAAAGATGCACCACCATAAGTGGAATTGTATGAAGAAAAATACCAAGTAAGTGTGGATGATATTGCGGTTGACGTTGGATTTCTAATAGGAATAACTTGCCAAGTACAACCAGAATAATCACCAGTTTGATTGTTCTGGTAATCCATTTCTCTAACCCAACCTACACGGTAATTATTAGCAAATAGTTGTTGTCTTTGTCTACATCCGGTATAGTTACCTGACATCGTGTGTGTACCCTCTTGCTGTGGAAGTGCATCACCCAAGAAAAAGTTCCAACCTTGTGTCGTAGAGGTTGCGTTTGAACCTGCTGCCCTAGAATGATAGTAAGTTGTCCATCCACCAGAACTGGTAAAACCAGAAAAACTGTAATCGTTTTGTCGAGCAGATTGAGTTATGACAGAACCCCAAATATTTGTACTATCTGTTGGAACTAATGTATCCACAACATTCAAACTATTCTGACTGACAAATTTTAAATTTCCCGAACCATCAGTTGCCAAAATGTTGTTGGCGGCTCCATCCACTTTCGGAAGATTAAATGTAGTTCCTGAGGTTGTTGATATTTGATTTGTAAATATTTTAGACATTTATATTTCCGATTAGTTTAAATTATTATCTATCACCAAATGTTTCCGCACAAGCGATATATGTTTGGTGTGGATATGAAGTTGTATTGGTGGCGCTGGGGTTTCTGCAATATTGTAGTGCATATAACATTTTCATATCACAAACTAGTCCAGCGCTAAAGAATGTATGTAATCCGGTAAAATAATTTGTATCTGGAAATTGATATGTTGTAATGTATTGGTGTGAACTATTTAACAAAACCAAAATTGTTGTGTTTGCTGGAACCACTACAGATATACTAGATGCAGTTGAATTCGCCCCACTGGTAGTTGAAAATCCTTGTGTCCATGTTCCACCGGTTTGTTGTGAGTATAATGTTCCGGTACCTGATGGTGTAAAATAACCACAAGATGCTCCAGAATAACTGCTATATGCTGAGTAATAAAAATTTAGAGTTTTTGTAATTGAACTGCCGGTTGTATTTCTAACTGGCAATACCCTCCAAGTGCAACCAGAATATGAAGTTGCATTTTGGTAATAAAACTGCATTTTATTCCAACCAGTGCGTTGATTGTTTGCAAACTGCATCTGTCTTTGTGGATGACCAATCCAATCACCCGAATAAGTCAACTGTGATGTTCCATCTGGATATCCATCACCCAAGAACATGTTCCAAGCTTGGTGTGTGTAAGCGGCATTTCCGCCAGCGGCATTCTCATGCGTGTATGATGAGTTTGGACCAGAAGTTGTCCAACTTTCATTGGCTACACCATTTTGACGAGCAGAAGATGTGACAACAGAACCAAAAAGTGTTACACCATCTGCCGGTGCAATATTATCTGTTGGTGTGGCTGGTGATGTTAGTGTAATAAATCCTAAATTACCAGATCCATCAGTTTTAATATATTGTCCGTTTGCACCGTCAGTTGTAGGAAAAGAAAGTGCAACACCTCCTGGAACGGCAATTTGGTCTACGATTAATTTATTAGGCATTTAATATTTCCAATTAATTTGTTTATTATCTATCGCCATATGTTGAGGCGCACACATTATATATTTGATGTGGAAATGCAACGTTGTATGCCGCACTTGTACTTCTAGCATTTTGTAAAGCATGTAACATTCGTAAATCACAAACCAAACCTGCACTAAACGTTGTAGTTAAATTATAAAATAAATTATAATCTTGAAACTGATATGTTGTATAATAATGGTGACCAGAAGCCAACATAACCAAAATTGTTGTGTTTGCTGGAACTACGACTGATACGTTGTTCACCGTAGGAGAATTTCCGGCATCGGTCGGATAGCTTGCTGATTGTGTCCATGCTCCCGATGAAGAAGCTTGCGAATAATATGTGTTTGCACCACCAGAAGATGGAGTATAGTAACCTATACCTGCTCCACCATAAGTTGAATTGTATGCGGAATATGCGAAATAAACAGTAGTTGTAATTGAACTGCCGGTTGTATTTCTAATAGGCAATACTCTCCAAGTGCAACCACAATAGTCACCAGTTTGGTTATATTGATACCAACAACTTCTGCGCCAACCCACACGGTTATTATTAGCAAACTGTAATTCTCTTTGAGAATCTCCACGGTAATTACCAGAGTAGGTGATTTGTGATGTTCCCTGTGGATATCCATCACCCAAGAACATGTTCCAACCTTGTATCGTTGAATTGGTATCTTGGCCACAAGTTCGTGAATGATAATAAGTTGTCCATGGACCCGAAGATGACCATTGTGGTTCGTAACCATAAGCATTTTGGCGTGCTGATGTGGTTACTACAGTTCCAATTATGTTTGCTGAATCTGCTGGTATAGTATTATTGACAAAATTAGGTACTGCCGGTTGATTTCCAAAACTTAAAGTTGCTGAACCGTTAGTCTGTAATGCTTGTAAATTTGTGCCGTCAGTTGATGGAAGATTGAATGTTGTTCCACCATTCTTTGCAATTTGGTCTGTAATTAGTTTTGTCATTTATTTTCCCGATTAATTAAATAATGCGAATCCGTCCGGACTCATAATGTAGTGATAAGCACCATTAGCTACTGTATATGTAGAGTTGCCTGTAATCCGCAAAGTGTCCATAGTAAATGACATGGTGTTAGAACTCAATGTTGTATTTGCTGATATAGAATTATTTAAAATGGTTGCTTTTGGTACAGAAGCTGCAACATAATTTGCAACATATGTCACAACAGCTGCTTGTGTTGGCACTTTTACGTTTGAGTTCTGTGACATTGTGGGGTCAGTAGAGAACTCATTAATCTGAGCACCAATCTGAGCACCAATAGAACCAAGTCTCAATGATGACAAACCAGATAAGTTAAAAGCAGAAGCATTCAAT